GCGGCAATTGCGCCTCTATGGCGACAACGGCGACTTGGTGATCAGGGTATTCGAGCAACAACTTGCCATTGGTGCGACAGCTGCCGATACGATGCATGCGATGGAGCAAAAGATAATCCAGCTCGGTCCGCAAAAAGTTTCCGCTCACTGCATAGACGATGCGGACCGGGAGGTTCTCGATATTGCGCCGTTATCGATACCGGATTCAAGAAAGAAGGCTTTCGAAAGTGCGGTCAGTAGCGCATCCGGGGTAACAAAATTCATCAAGTATCCGATCGACCCCGCATATCATATTGAGCTGAAAAAAGGTTAATTCCTGATTTTAAAAGGAGGCAATCATGGGAAATATATTTGAAAGTGTCGGGGCATTATTGACGAATGGAATCAGCGGGACTGTGGGCGGCCTCGCAAAGGATATCCGGACCGCGATTACCGGAAAGGAGGCCATCACCTCCGAAGAACGTACAGCGATCCTGGACCGGATACAGGAGATTGAAAAACTCACTCTGCAGGCTGATCAGGCAATCATTGCGGGACAATTGAAAATCAATGAAGTCGAAGCAGGATCGAACTCCCTTCTCAAAGGCGGATGGCGTCCGATGGTCGGTTGGGTTTGCGTTATAGGCCTATTCTACCAGTTCATAATACGTACCATATTTCCATGGTGCATTGATGTGGTCGTGAATGTTACACATTCAACGATCATTATTCCGGCTCTTCCAAGTCTTGATATGGGAACGTTAATGGTCCTTCTTTCCGGGATGCTTGGTCTCGGAGGGTTTAGAACATTTGAAAAAGTGAAAAAAATATAATTCGAAATATTTAGTATCATCAAAAATTAACAAAGGAGAATGTGATGGAAAAGCTGAGTCTGCGGGATCGATGTGATGCCAACGTCCAAAGGATCGGCGGCATAAAAGAATCACTTGGGTTGAGGGGGATTTTTACCGCCGTCTGCCGGGATAGAAACGGCGATGAAAAATGGCGTGAGACCATGAACAATACGATTATGACCCTGGGCAAGAATGCGGCGCTCGATGCGTTCCTGGCAGGATCGGGGTATACGGTGACCGGGCCGTATATGGGGCTCATCAGCAGCGTGGGCTATTCGGCAATCGCCGCGGCCGATACGATGTCCAGTCATGCGGGATGGGCGGAGGCAGGTGTTACCACCAATTATCCTCTCTATAACGGCGACAGAAAAACATGCGTTTTTGCAGCGGCCTCCGGAGGTTCGAAGGCACTTTCTACGGGATTGGTATTTACCTGTGAGACGACAGGCGGCACGGTGAAGGGAATGTTTCTTGTTTTCAGTTCCGGCGCTGTCGCAACGAAAGGTGATACCAACGGCGTGCTCCTTTCGGCTGGACTTTTCACCGGAGGGGATAAGGTTCTTGGTGTCGGGGATACGGTGACCGTGTCGTATACCATGAGCGCCTGAGAAAAAATATGGGCAGCGGAAGCTCAATTTCCGCTGCCCATAAGCAGTTTTTTTAGTGATTATCGGCTTTATAATTTTAATTTTCGGTTGAGGTGAAAAAATGAATAAAAACATACTTATAGTATTGTTTATTTTATTCATATTTGTAAATGCCTTTGCTGGATGGTTCGATTCTAACTGGCTTTATCGCAAAGTGATTGTGATAGACAATACGGGCAATGCCAAAACATTGGCCAATTACCAGGATACCATAATCCTGCGATCGGCCAATACCGATTTTTCAAAAATAGATGAATATGGTCGTGATATCAGGATCACCGACGTCAACGGGATAACACTTATCGATCATAAAATAAATGCCTGGAATGAAGCGGCGGGGTGCACGCTGACATTTGAAGTCCCGTCAATTACTGCCTCAGCACTCGATACCATATATATGTATTACGGATATACGGGGTCCATAAACTTAAAATTTGGCATCATGACCGACGCGCACGGAATTACGACTCCATGGGCAAGGACATACGGAACTTTTGCAGTGCAGAATATTGATACGTTTGTGAATAGAATGGACAATTTTTTCAAACCGAATTTTATTGTCGGTCTCGGCGACTGGAAGGTTGACATTAATCATGCGACCGACAGCGCCGCCCTATTTGCCGTAAAAACGGCTTATAACGCCCTCGACAGTGCTCATTATTACGTAATGGGAAACCACGACACCATAAATATCGGAGAGGCTCTTTTCTGTGGAGTCACAGGGATTGATTCTGCGAGGATTGGATTTGACAAGGGGAATTATCATATCATATGCATACGCACCGGGGCAACGGCCGTCATTTCGTCTGCTGATTCTGCATGGATAGTTGACAATCTTGCGGCGACTTCAAAAAAGTGCCTATTGTTCATCCACCAACCTCTTGACGACCAGGATTCTGCATTGAATTTTTATTTTAATGGCGGAAGTAATCTTATTTCAAATCGTGCGAATATTAGGGCAAAACTGGAGTCGAGTGGAAAGGTTGCTGCTGTCTTTCAAGGTCACTATCATTGGAAGTACATTTCAAATATTGGCGGAATACCGTACTTCACGGTCACGTCAATCATCGAGGCCAATTCCAAAAAGTACGCCCAAGCAACTATTTATGGTGATCAGTATCTTGTCGTTGATTTTAAGCAGGGTTCCGGAGTGACAACCGATATGATAGTATGGGATTTTGTAAATAAGGTCTGGGTTAACAATGGAGATTCGGTTTATCTAAAGTACGACGACTTCGACGGAGGAAAGCCGGGGTGGTCAGAGTTGGCTGGCAGAACCGCAGGGATATGGGATATACATGCCAATTATGGTGCATTAATTGAGTATGGCGCATTGTGGAACCACAGAATACTAAAGTCAACTTTTAACGATCTGGATTCTTGTATAATAGAATGGGAATACCTCGATACGATGATATTAGGATCGGATTATCTTGGGGGAGTTTCCTCTTGTATCAGCGACCAGAATAATTTCCGATCGTTTTACGGTTGTACTGATGGTACAGCCGTATGGAAAGAAATGATTAGTGGATCATGGACTTCCGTGAAGGTAAAAGCGAGCGTTTTCACTCCAAGCACCAACTGGATAAAGTCGAAACTGATAAAGGTTGATTCGACATATAAATTTTACATCGGTGGAAACCTTGCTTACGATACAACAAAAAAGAGTTTATCAAATGCGTCTTTTGGATTATGGAATTATGGTACTCCGTTATGCTATAATAATTTAAAAATTAGGAAATATGCAAACCCGGAACCCATAGTGATACTTGGCGGCACGGATACCACTAAAACCATTAAGTGGCAAGGGAGCATTTCGACCAATGCCGCGACGGCGGGGAATTATTGCCCCGTGGTTATTCCGGACTTACTTGACACTGTTTATATTGATTCGGGAGCGGTAAATTGGGAATTGTCATCGGTCATGTCCATTGGCCACTTGAAAATACAAAACGGATATACCGGCACCGTCAAATACAATGATACGCTGCATGTAAATTATTTGAGTATCGCCGCCGACAGTTCCCTTTTTACCAAACCAATCATCGCGCGAGATTCGGTAGTTTTCAGCGGCACCTCCATTCCCATGGCATATTCCGGCAGCAGGATACAATCAACGCCGGGATATACTCTTATGATAAAGTTGGGCGGTAAAACCAACACCCCGCGAGTTGTAAACAAGAGTAAGATCAAATGGCAATAGAACACATCGCTCAAATAACCTCCGATTTAACCACGCCCGATACCTACGTCGAGTGGGAGTTCGGCATTGCGAATACCTGGGTTATTGACGCCTATGTTGCCGGTGAGTGGAATGGGTCGTCATCCAAACTCGTGAAATTTTATTCTGATACTCCTGCGTCTCAGGTTACGATCGATTTGACCACCATCGGGAATGTCACGGTTTCCTATATCGATTTCAAGGATGTTGCATTCGTCAACGGAACGGTTTATGCCGACGAAAGCTGCGTAAATAACGGGAATAATAGCGGGATCGTGTGGACAAGCGCACAGACAGCGGCCGCTTCGGAATCGATGGCCCTTGACGATACCGCGGCAGCCGCGGCGGCAATGAGTGCCGGCATCAATGAATCATTTGGACTCACCGACGCCACGGATGGCGCCGCCGCCCTTCAGGCGAGCGTGAGCGAGGCCATGACATTATCAGATACCGGGGGCGCGGCGGCATCCATGGTGGCCGATATCGCAGAGAACCTCTCTTTGACTGATGGCGCCACCTCTATCGCTGCAGTGACCGCCACCGTATCGGAAAATCTGGTATTGTCCGATGCCTGCGACTTTCAGGGATCGTCTTCGGTGAATTGCGCCGATGATTTAGCGTTGACAGATAGTACGACTGCTATGGCAGCCCTGATAGCGGACGTTTTGGAGAACCTGGGACTCTCCGACACATGCGACCATCAAGGGTCATCGCCGGCCGACGTTACGGAAAATATTTCTTTGACCGACACGGCGACCGCGACTGCGACCCTGATTGCGAGCGTCTCGGAATCGCTCGGATTGTCGGATACCGCTGATGCAATGGCCGCCATAACGGCCAGTGTAACCGAAACAATGAATTTATCCGATTCGGGAAGTTTTCCAGGCTCAGGCGGAGGGGTATCGATTTTCGGATCTTCCATCATCAGAGGAGTACGATTGTGATCACCTATAAACCGGGCATGTCATTTATCGGCGCATTCTGTACGCAACAATTCGCCACCGGCGTTTCGTCCGACGCGGATCTGCTGCCGGTTGCAATCGCCATGAAGAACGGCGTTGACGATGCGGCATTCGTTTTGACCGTCAACCATCTCGATACAGGCAGGTATACCATTACGGGGACAATCCCGCTCACCTATACCGTTGGAGATGTCATCGACATCATGGTCGCGGCAGTAGTGGGGGGAGTGAATGGGAAGGCGATCGTGAACGAATTTTTGATCGAGGAGGCCTCCGGCGCGAACATGGTGACGATCACCGTGGAGGAGGCGGACCATACGCCGATCCCGGATGCATCGGTCCGGATCCTCAACAATGCCGAAACCTTGACGCTCCTGACCGGCACGACGAATGTTTCCGGCCAACTGGTAGTCGCGCTGAATGATGGCTCCTACAAAATCCGGCTCAGCAAAGCCATGGCCAATTTCACGGTACCGGAGACGCTCACGGTATCCGGAGCGACCGCAAAAACCTGTACAGGGATCGTAGTATCGCCTACGGCGCCGTCAGCCGGCCTGCAGACTCTGGTCATTTACCCGTCCGATTTGGGACTTACCTATCAACCGACAATGGTCATCACCGCTGTCATTTCGACCATCAACCAGAAAATCGATGCCGCTGTGCTCACGAATCAGATCACTACGGCCACTGACGAGGGGGATCATTTCGAGATGCAGCTCGCCAAAGGCGCGGTCGTCACGGTCACCGCGTATAATGGGATGGTGAAGTTTATCGATAAAACAGTAACGATAACGTCAGATAACACGAGGAATTGGACGGCATATTTGTAGCAATCTCCACGGTCGGGGTAACCTTCTCCGGCCGTTTCGCCGGCGCTCCTTCGCTTATCGTCCCGGAGGGGCCCGGCTTTTTTTTTCCAATTGAGATCAGGAAGAGCTTTTTATTTTGAAATTTGTTCTAATAAATCGCGTGTCTTTTTGACAATGTCGTCATTTATTCTCTTCGTTTGATGTTCATCGCTTTCAATGATTCCTTCATTTTGCAAAGCCTTAAAGGCGAGTGGATATCTTGACATTGCAACAATTCTCGGCATATTCAGGACGGCATCCAGATTAACATAGGTCTCCGGCAGGCTGAAGGATATTTTTGGGATTATCAAAAAGCTTTTTTCCGAAGAATAGATGAAATGATATTTTCCGCAAATAAAAATGAGGCCAATGAGGAGAACGGCAGATATCCAGAGAATTCCCCTTTTCCCAATTTTTATATCATGAAACGGCTGGACATCCGAAAAATCATCATCCATTTTTTCTTTTTTCATAATTCTCACAGTTTGAATGCAGGGACATGGGGAATTCTGGGGCGGCCAGATAATAAATTATAACACATTTGTAGCCGAATTCCCATAGTCATTATTCTCCATGATGGGGTAAGCGGGTTTTTTAATAACTGTTTCACAGTATCTTCTAAAAGTAAATATCGTACCTTTAAACGATCCATTGATGTTATCTCTGAATTTTCCGGGATTTCATCTCCTTTTGGCCCTGTTCCTCCGTTACTCTGAGGGCAGGGCCGGGAATTTTTCCAGGCGGCGTGCTATTTGCTTTTTTAAGTTCAACTGCGATTTCCCTGAATGCCTGAAATCTTCCTTCTTCACGCGCTCTTTCTTCCCGTCTCTCGATAAAGTTGTTAGAAAATATGTCATCCAATAAGATGTTGTTTTCTTTACAAGCGGTAACAATTGCATCATAAAAGTCACCCGTAGGGCGCGATTCAATTCTATCCTCCCATACATCGAGTTTGTGTTTGTCAACATGTAAAAGTGCTGCTAACCCCTTGTTATTAAATACTTTAAATGCAACGTAAAGATTATAGAACAGGTTATTCATGCAATCCTCGTGCCAATTATTTTACACACAGTGTGTTTTTTTATGCACACCATGTGTTTTTTATAGTAAATTATTAGCGATACCAATAAGTACTAATCAAAATAATACATCAATTATATCGGGAACAAGAAAAAATGTCAAAGGAAAAAAAAGAGAAACGAAATCATCCTATCCATCTGCTCGTTCAGAAGAGCCTGAACAGGCGGCGAAAAGCGCTCAAGCTCACCTGGTACGAGGCTTTGGTGGGCGGCATTGAGAATGGGGAGAGGGCTGCGCAACCGGTCGAATCGGCGAAAGGATAACTGAATGAAAGCGGAACTCCTATTCGCAATGGCATTGATAGGAGCCTGCGCCTGGATTGGTTACGTATTGACTCGAATCTGGGGGTTCTAATGGCCTACGGCATTGCGTTTATTCAGCGGATTTTTTTCAAAGGGCCGAAGGGGCGCGGCAATAGTAATAAAACAGGCGACACTTTTCCGTATCCGATAAAGGTTGATGTCTGTACATCATGCAAAATGACACTCTCTCAGCTGCAGAAAGCCAGAATTAAGGCGCATCGCGAATCAATGCGCGAGGTTATCATAATCAACGGACATCGGGCTCTCTTATGGGTGAAACATGACTTGTAACCACGACGGCGCCTATGATTTGTACGATGATGATGGTCCTCTGAAATGCTTATATTGTCCGGCCTGCGGGGCGCGTCGTTGGAACGGCAGATGGTACAACGCGGCGGAATGGGCGGAATTCTTGAATGAGAAACTCGATCTTTTATCCAAGGAGGAAAAAAAGTGACTTTTCAGGACGGCTTTTATATCACCGAAAGCGGAAAAATGATTCCCGAATCCGAGGCAATAGAGAATTTGCCGGTAATGGAAGATTCTTTCGACGGTAAAACAGAAAACAAGGAGGTTTAACATGAAGGGATTTTTCATTCTCATTTTTTTCCTTGGCTGCGCGAGCAATCCGATGCAATTGCATAAACCGGTGCTTGAAAAGAAAAGCGGAGAAATAGCGGTGAGTGTCTTCCTCAGGCATTACAGCCATGCGCGCCTTTACTTCCAATCCATGGAAGAAATTGACATTTGCAGCGATACCGGAATTTCGATAAAGCCCGATTCGGTTTCAATCGTGTGGTATTTCGGAAACATAAAAATCGACAGGATAGATCGATGCTACTTGTCAAAAGATACTTCACTTTTTCATGACGACACGGCGAACCAGTTTCCGAATATTCATGAAAGAGGATGCCCACAATAGAAATTATCACGGGATATTAAAATGATCAAATTATTCAAAATCATACTTTATCCTTTCGAATTGGCGGTTTGTATTGTTTTATTCACCGTCGCAATACTATCGATTCGCCGGCGGGAATGTAATGCATGCGGCAAACCGCCGGGGTACGAGTATAAAGAATAATGCGCAAGCCCGATATTTTAATTTTGGTTTTGGTTATCATTTTCTTGTCGTTTTTTGTCTGTCAATCATACTCTGGATTTTAAAAAAGGAGGAAATATGATTGTATGCATAAAACTCGAACCCATGAGTCCGATGCGGTTCATTTGGTCCTTGCAGAAAGCCCTTCAAACCGATCATATTTGTCTGATAAAGGCGAAAATATTCAATGCTGTTTTTGTTGGGATACAGACATCCGCAGGTCAATTTGAGGAAAACCTGCGCATTTGGAATATTCTATACTACGCCAAAATTACAATGAAGCTGTCGGACCGATTGGCCCTCGATCCGGAATTTCAGCAGGCAATAGGCTCGATTTGATAATAAAACAACTGGTACCGCAGGCAGAACAAAATGCGGAATACCTGGAAGGGGTTTCCATGAACAGCCTCGATCATTTGAAGCGAATAAGCGAAATCACAACGACACCGGAACCGCAATATTATACTGGTAAAAAATTCGATCTGGAATGGATAAAAAATTCCTGCAATGAAAAGAATACCAATGAAGAAAAAATTTGTTTTCTACGGGATATAATTGACGAATTCGACAATAGGACCTTCAATAAAACCTTCTCTCCGGCCGAACGTATATGGATAGTCGACAAAATCAAACGATATAAAGAGACTATGGAAAAATCGAAGAAATGTTTAAAATAGAAGAAACCAAACCGGGCACTTTCCGGTTATCCCTCGGTGATTTTCCGAGCCGGGAGCGGGCGCTCATCGTTGCCTGCGATTTAGCGGAATCAACCTATCCGAGAGATTACTGCGAACGACTCGGAATAGCAAAATATCGAAAAGAGCTCGAAGAAATTGCCATGAAAAAAGAGGCTCAATTTTCAAAACTGAAACATAATTACGAATTAATGCTGACGAGATAACCATGACCCGACCATCAAAGCAAATCGTCGATTACTTTCCACACGACTGCGAGCATGGAAAAACTATGTTTATTCTGGAGGAGAGGTTCAAAAACGACGGATACGCATTCTGGTTCAAATTGCTCGAACTCCTCGGCAGCACGGAAGGGCATTGCCTCGATTTAAACGATCAGGCTAACGTTGAATTCTTGACATCAAAAACCCATCTCACGGAGGGTTTCTGCTTCGGAATCCTCGATTTGCTCTCAAAACTCGGTGCAATCGATACTGATTTGTGGCTTCAAAGGCGCGTTTGGAGCCAAAATTTTGTTGATGGTGTCAGCGCAGTTTATCAGCGTAGAGGGGGTAAATTTCCGCAGAAACCAACGGTTACACCAGGTTCCCGAATCAGAAACCACCCATCACCCCATGTTCCCGAATCAGAAACCCTAACCACTCGCGCGAGAGTAGAGGAGAGTAGAGTAAATAATAAAATACCGGATTTATCTCCCGCGGAGCCTCCGGCCGAAGAAAAGTCACCAATTATTGCGCCGCCTTCTGCGCCTTCGGTGGTTTTTGAAGGCTCCCGACCAAATCAAATCCAGCATTTCGTGATCACAGACTCCGATGGAGGACAGAATACAATCTCGCTCTCTTTCTGGCGAAAATTGGTTAATCTATGCAATGATGATCAAAACGAGGCTGGGTTGATTCTTTACAGGGCACATAAAAAGGCTAAAAAAAATGGGCTTATTGCATGGGTGATGAGGGGTATGAGTGAAAAAGACCAATACGCGAGAAAGCCGATTCTTGAGGAGGAAAAAAATAAACGGGAGGCGAATGATTGGAAGGAGAAAAATATTTTTTCAATCCTCTACTCCCGGGGAGGGGGTGGGTAATGAACTTAACATAATGCATTGACTCCACAGCAATAAAAAAAATAGCAAAAGGAAAGAATATGGGGACGACAAAAATTCAATGGTGCGATTGCGTATGGAATCCGATCATCGGCTGCGGCAAGGTCTCGGCTGCCTGCGATCACTGTTACGCCGAGCGCATGGCGCACCGGCTCGCAGCAATGGGGATTCCGGGATACCGGCTTGTTCTGGACAGGAAGGGCCACTGGAACAACCGCTCTGAAATCATCGAGGAGCGGCTCTCCGATCCTGAAAAATGGAGGCCATGCAGGATATTTGTCACCTCCATGGGGGACATTTTCAACCCAATGGCATTGTTAATCCTGGATCCTGTTTTTGAAAAGATACTCCTATGCCGTGAACATACGTTTATCATCCTGACCAAGCGGCCGGTGGTTGGAGAGGAATATTTCTCATCTCGGATGGATAAAGGGAGACGCTGGCGCAATCTCTGGACCGGGGTCACTGTCGAAGACCAAAGCCAGATACACCGCGCATTTACTCTGCAGGGGCTTCCCGGGAGGGTTCATTTCCTTTCCTGTGAGCCACTCCTCGGTCCGCTGGATTTATCGAATGTCATTAATCGCATGGATTGGGTAATATGCGGCGCCGAGACCGGTCCGGGGGCCAGGCCGATGAATCCGGATTGGGCGCGATTGCTGCGGGATCAATGCCAGGCCGCCGGCGTTCCATTTTTTCTGAAAAGTCTTACCGGCGTAAAAATCAAAAAAGCAGACCTCCCAAAACTCGACGGAAGAATCTGGGATGAGTTTCCAAAATGAGATATATCATCACTTTAATTTTCATAATTCCCGCAATTGCCGGCGAGTGCGATCCGAGTCGCATTCAAACCATTGACTCTTCCTTGGCTGCGGTAAAGAGAGCGCTGCCGGCGATGCGGGAAAATTGGGAGAGGGCGCAGTTGCTCTATGAAGAGCAGATCAGGCGGGCATGCAGGCTTGATTCAATGGCAAAAAAATGCAGGGGTCAGAGATGATAAAAAATTATACATCATCAACGCCGGCTGCACAGTCGGTTGATAAAATCGAGAAAATGCTCGTGGAAGCCGGCGCCGTGAATGTGATGAAACTATTCAGCGAGAAACGGCTCTCCGGAATTGCATTTATCCTCAGCATCAACGGAAAGCAATATCCAATAAAGCTGCCTGCCAAAACAAAGGAATCGGAAGAATTGCTTTTGAAACAGGTCAAACGGCCGCGCAGCACCACCCGCAAGCTGGTCCTTGCCCAGGCCGAGCGGACGGCATGGAAAATTCTTGCCGATTGGGTTGAGCTTCAGATCACTCTCATTAAATTGAAACACCGGCAGCCATTGGAGGCATTTTTTTCCGACATTTATGACATCCGAAAGAACGAAACATTTTACGAGTCGCTAAAAAACAGCGGCGGCCTAACCCAATTGGAATACCGTCCGTAATGAAAAATTTAAACTTCACCCACGGCGGCTTTCCGGAATCCGAGGCCTGGCACTGGTCGCCAGAGAAATACCAGGAGTTCGGCGGTATCCTCTACCTGCTGATGAGTGCAAAGGCTGAAAACCGCCGCCGCGGCAGCAATGAATACTACGAGTTTAAAAGGCATTTCATGATCTGGGAGTTTGAAGAGGTAGTTGATGATCTCAACGATTTCAGGGCGGGGAAAGGATTACCGACGGTCCCCGATCTCCTCGAAAGCATCGACGATCAGTTGATTTTAGAGAAGGGTGTTAAAGACGCTAAGGATAGTTCCGAAGGAATTAAGACCTTCATCGAGGAAAAAGCTGCGAAGCCGATGTTCATGACACCGGAGGAGCTGCAGAAACAATTGCATTATTTCGATCCTGGGAGAGCAGAACAATTATCGCTTTTCGGATAATATAAAATGTCAATCGATAAGATATGCGATCGTTGCGGCAAGCCGTTTGACATAGGACTTCCAGGGTACCTATGCCAGACATGCCGAGCAGTCGGAAGTCCATTAGAAAAGAAGGAGGAGATAATGGCGGCGAAAACAGTTAAAGAAAAAAAATGCGTCGGCTATTTCGATGCCGAAAAACAGACGACCATTCCATGCGGGAAATCGTTTGAGCCGACAAGCAACGTTCAAAAGCGTTGTTCGGATTGCATGAAGAAGCATAAGCCCACGTACGGCAACAAAACCGAATTTACAAAAAAGAAAATAAAGGTAATATTTCCTCCTGGTGCAATTTCGGTCGAGAATCCAGGTGAAGAAAAACGAGAGGTTTTCACCCTGGCAATTCCAAAGAAGTCAAAGATTTCTCTTGAGGCAATCGATGCGGCTGGAAAGGGTATCGGTGACAACCGTGTTGAATTTTGCATGAAGGCAATCGAAACGTTCGTCGGCATGGATGTCCCAATCATCAAACACCTTGAGAGTATGGCCGAAAAACTCAATACGAGATTGCCGATTGTAATTCAAAACCTTCTCATCGAACGCCTTGCCAGCGATTCAGATGGCGAAAATGCGTGTATCCTGCGCATGCTGGTAGCCATCGGCATCATCACCGAGGAAAAAATCCAGCAGGCGAGGGAAATAGTTCGAAAACTGAAGGCATGATTTACTGAGGGAACCATGATTGAATTTCCGGAACTTGTCGACACGGTCACCGCGGCCAGGGCGCTCAATAAAAAGCCCCAGGCTCTGCGCATGCGGATCCACCGCGGCCAGGTGATGAAGGGTATTTATAATCGATCGTTGCGCAGGTGGAACCTTACGGAGATCCGCCGGCGGCTGGAAAAGGATTTGGATATTTTCGTAAACGGCGGGAAGGATTGATGGAAAACAAATTTATAATCAGGAGGAAAATAGGACGATGAAAATCAAAATTAAAACCATTTACAGGGACCGGTTTCAATCCCGGGGTAAGGTTAACGAGAAGGAAGTCGCGACGCTGGCGGCGAGCATCAAGGCCTGCGGGTTGCTGCATCCGATCGTAGTGCGCGAGATACCTGACGGGTTCGATAAAAAAGGCGGGCAGCAATACGAACTCATCGCAGGCGGCCGACGCATTGCGGCACATGAGCTGCTCGGTTTTGACGAGATTGATGCCAACGTAATCGATGCCACCGACAGCCAAGCGGTAACTCTCGCCGCGGCCGAGAACATCGAGCGGAAAAATCTTAAGCCCCTCGAAGAGGCGGCCGCGATCGACAAAGCATTGGCGGAGTCATCGATCGAAGATATCGCCACGGCGTTCGGTCGAAGCCCCGGGCAGATATCCAGGATACACCGGCTCACCCAGCTATCCAAGGATTGGAAAAAAGCGGTCGAATCCGGATTCGCGAAAGATTGGTCGATTGCGCTGCTCGTCGAAGTGGCGCGTACACCCGAGGAGATCCAGAAAAAACTATACGAACAGTATCAAGAATGCGGAAATGGGTGGCGAGCCAACCCGACAGCCGAGGAAATTCGCAAGGAACTATTCGAGGCGGAGCTCATCATCAAATCCGCCTGCTTCGACTCCACCGACTGCCTCAAATGCCAGAAATCGACCTGCGCCACGCCCGGATTATTCGACGACATCATCACCGCTAAAAAAGGCGACAGATGCCTCGACATTGGATGCTGGGATGCGAAGAAAAACGATGCTCTAAAAGTAAAGGCAGAGAAATTCAAATCCGAAAATCCGAAAGGGGTACTCGTATCGGATTATACGGTTCCCGAGGAGCTGAAAAAACATGCCGTTTCGCAATGGGATTGCATGAAGGCGAAGAAGACCGACAAAAGCGCGGTACCGGCGCTCAATCTGGCGACCGGGCATGTAGAATATGTCAAGCTCAATAAAACCGCAGCGGACAAAGCAGCGAAGGTCGACACCGAGGGCAAACTCACGATGAAGGTGAAGAGAGCCCGACTGGAAAAGCGGCGGGTGATTCGGTTTCTGGAGAAGATTGTTGCAGTTATCCAGGAAATGATAAAGAACAGGCACGAATTTTCCTACGCAGCGATTGTTCCCCTCGTTTCAATTTTCGGAGCAGACCCGGTTCCGGATAAAAAAGGATATCTGTCATGTGGCTGTCCTCTCGACAGAAAATTTAACGACGACCATGCACAAACGGAGCTTTTCCTTTGTATCGCCCCCAAGATGATAAATGCGCTCGCCAATGAAACCCGAGCCGAGAGCCCGCAGAAAAAGCGCGGCGATGTTTTCCGGGAATGGCTTGAAATCGACACTAAGAGGCTTTGGGAAGATGCCACGGTCGAGATCCCAGATCCTAAGAGTTGGGCCACGGCCGGAACGAAAAAGGAGAAAAACGGAACGAAACCGGATCCGGACGAAACGAAATCGCCCGCGGTATCTGTCCGTACCTGCCGCGTTTGCGGATGTACAGACACCACGCCATGCATCGATGGAAAAACGGGAGATTCATGCTGCTGGATTGAGGACGACCTCTGCAGCGCATGCGCGTGCAAGGCATGTAAACAGGCCCATCCGGATTGCAAGAAATGCTGCGCGAAATGCAAGAAGCCATGCAACGGTAATCAGGCCTGCAGAATGGGGCGGGTCATGGGAGACTCTGCATGAAATCCTTCCCCGGCGATCCGTGCCCGCGTGCCAATTGCGCCGGACACTTAGTCGAGCGTACGAACCGCGGTAGCCGAGAAAAGTTTCTTGGATGCTCAAATTATCCGGCCTGCGATCATGCGGAGCCAATAGAAAAGGATGGGGAATGAAAATAAAAGCTCTTTCAATTCGCCAACCCTGGGCCTGGGCGATTTTTCACGGAAAGGATGTTGAAAATAGGCAATGGTGGACATCGATCCGTGGCCCAATTGCAATTCATGCTCCAATGGTTATTGATAAGGAAGATATTGCATACATCAAGAAAAATTTCGGCCTAATGGTGCCGACCGATCTGCCTACCGGTGGTATAGTTGGTACCGCAAACATTATCGACTGTGTCCGGCGTTATCCGAGTCGATGGTTTTTGGGAAAATTTGGGTTGGTCATGCGGGATCAGAAGGAAATTCCATTCATTCCAATGCGCGGAAAGCTCGGATTTTTCGAGGTGGATATACCGCTATGATGCATGATTTAATTTCAAAGGGCTTTGATACCGACCAGAAAGGACGATGGTTCATGAAATACCTGTTCTGGCGCGGTAATTCCCTCTACTGTCGATATCCGATCCCCGGGCGCCCAAGGAAATATCCTATTGGGATTTTCTCTTCAGGAACACCGGCGGACCGGAAGCGCTGCCTCGCTCTCGGCGAGAAGATGCTCGCCGGGATCCGGACGAAGGCGGCGGAGGGGAAGCTCTTTGAAAAACCGGAAGAAAAAAGAATATACGACCCAACATTCCGCCGCATCGCTCGGCGGTACTTCTGTAATCGCCTGCGGACGAAAAGGTCGGGCATGAATGAGCGATACCACCTCATACACTCATACCGGCATTTCGGGCCTCGCCTGGCCAGGGAGATCACCCGTGACGATGTGGAGGCCTGGCGGCAGCACATGGTTCGCGCCGGCGCCTCGATAAACACAGTGAACAACCGGTTTGCCTACCTGGGCGCGGTATATGCCTGGGCGAATAGCGAAAGCCGGCAGGACCGCCGGCTCAATTGGGACCCGACCACCGGTATGAAAAAGCTACCCGGCGGAGCGGTCCGACACTTCCTTCTTACCCCCGCGAAGTTCGAGCGCAATTATTCCTTCCTACGCGATGGCCAGCTGGCCAAGGAAGGCACTATGGCGAAGCATTCGACCCAATGGTCCTCGACGCCCTGCCCGCGCTTCGCGTTGTTCTATTTGGCGCTCTGGGAGACCGGCCGCCGGCCGGAGGAGGTATCGTTCTATGCCTGGGAAATGAAACAGGAACTTGAGATCGACGGCCGGCAGGTCCGGGCTTTCTTCGTCCCGCCGGCGATCGCTAAAACTGACGAGCCCGATATCGTTCCGGTATCCGAGAGGCTCTGGGCTGAAATGATGCAGCTCGGATACAGATCGGGCCTCGTTTTCCGCAACCAGAACGGCGACCGGTGGCAGCATTGGGAGCGGCATAAGGCGAAGCTGGAACGCCGCTTCGGCGCCGACTGCGGCTGGATCCGCGATACACGTAGAGGATTTGTGACCCGCAAGTGCGAGGTCGAAGGCTATGACCCCGCTCACGTGCGGGCGATATCCGGCCACAGGACGAATTCAATTTTCGAACGGTATCGTATAGGAAATCTGAGGAACATTTTCAGGGTAGTCGACAACGCGAGCCCAAATCAGACCCAAATGGAGAAATCAGCATGAAAACCCTTTTAAATCTGCTGAATTTCAAGGAGCGGTCTGGATTGTGGTTCCAGTCGTTGTGGGTTCGAGTCCCATCAGCCACCCCACTAAATCCCCGCAAAAATCGCCAATTTCCTCATTTTCTATTGAGAGGGGCCGAATCGGCGTCCCTGATCAATTTAACTGCTATTCACTGGTTTTTACTGGTTTTTACTCGTGTTAGGCCCAAATTAGACCCAGTTTCATTTAAAACGTTAAATGTCGGTATCAAAGCATCGGCCGTTTTGTCTTATGGCAAAACGGCCGTTTTATTTCAAGGGATTAAAAATGAAGCCTTCTGAAGCCATTTCAAAATTCAAATACGAGCTCTCACGGCGCAATTATAGCCGAGCGACAGTACTGAATTATACCGCATGCCTCAGCCAAGCGCTCAGGTTTGCTGGAGAAATAGTCGTTGAAGGAGCCTCCCCTGGAGACAGATTCGAAAGTCTGGCAGCCGCGTGGGTTTCAAGGCTGCAATTTCGGCATGGAGCTCCGAAAACAATTAATCTGCATATTGGTGCACTGCGGGCATTTTCCATGTTTGTCCTCGATCACCGAATAGAGGAAAAACAATTGCCCCGTCTGAAGGAGCCAAAAAAATTACCTGAGCCGCTGACGAAAGAGGAATTGAAGCTAATTTTTTCAATGGAGAATAATAAAAAACACCTTCTACTGATTCAGCTTGCCTACTACGGAGGCCTCCGGCTTTCCGATATACAGTTTCTCGCGGTCCGGGATCTTCGGTTCGACCGCGGGCTCATTCATATAAAAAATGGGAAGGGAGCGAAGGATCGCTTAGTTCCCTTCCCGGATATAATTCATGAGGGAATGCGCGAGATCATTCAGGGAAAGGGCGGTGATGCTTTCGTTTTCACGTCTCAGCAAACCGGACAGCAATATCCAAAACGCACTATCGAGAGGATTTTCGAGAACGCCTGCCGGAGAGCTGGCGTTCAAGGAAAAACAAATATTCATCGATTACGACATTCGTTCGGAACCCATATGGTTCAAAATGGGGTTAATTTGAGGATCATTCAGGAGGCAATGGGGCATGCATCGAGTAAAACCACTGAGATTTATACCAGGGTTGGATCGGTGGATATTGCGGCGGTGAGGAACGTTTTATCAATGGAAAATTAGGCGACATAAAATATCGCCATGGAAATAGTTGGTTGCAATTAAACTTTTTTTTGAATTGGAGTTCGCGCAATGGCTATGAACAAAGAACAGGTGCTTGAGCTGGTTGATTTTATTATGCACATGCTTGCGTCTTCGTACCGCAACGAGGCGCGAGAAATAGTGGAAGAAAAGTTTAACAGTGCGGCCCAAAGCGGCCCAACCAACAAACAAAGTGCGCCATGCATTTCTTGCAGCACAATTACTACTAATCTCGTTCGACTGTGTAAATCATGCGAAGGTAACTTCGAGTAGCAGCACGGCGCACATTTGTCAAACGTTATAATCAATTTTTGCGCCTTGAGCATTATAGTTCTGGCGCGTGGAGGTTCAAACAATGTTAACTTTTCTGTGTCTTCTTATCGCGTGTCACTTCGTCGGGGATTTTCCTTTTCAGAATGAATTTCTTGCTCTTAACAAAGGCAAGTCGTGGGAAATAAACTTTTATCACGCGATTACCTATACCGCTGCATTCGTGATTTTTGCGAAAGTTTCTGTTGCGTTTGCAGCGGTGTTGTTATTAAGTCACTTTGTAATTGATCCACTTAAGGCTCGTTATCATATCATTAAGCCTATTTGGATGGATCAGTTACTTCACGTTGCGGTTATATTTGCGTGTTTTTTTATTGGTTTATAACGTGCGCCAGAAAGTTGTACTATGAAGGCGCAAAAACAGCTTATAACAGCGCCAGCCTAAAATGCGAGTACGCACTTCAGGCGAGTGGCGCGATCCGTTAGTGTCAATAAACCGCGCTTCTGGATTGATAGTCCGAGCGCAAAAACGAAGGGTGTTTCTAATGGATACTGGTGATGGTCGTTTCTCCGAAATACGCAAGGAAGTCGCAGATCAAATCGTAGGTGCCGCCAATGGTAACAAGGATAAGGTTCCAATTTTTACTGTCGGCGAAACCATGGTAATTCGGGGAAGTTCATTTGAGGTTCGGAGTTTGGATGCGTTTACCGGGATCGTCGTTCTCAAGCTTTTGCCACGCAACGGGCGTGAGTCTTTGAAAAACGGGCTTGGTGAGCGCTCGGAAGGAAATTAATGTGGCGCGGTTTACAGCCACTAACAGCGGTAGCCCGTTCGCATTCGCACATTGTGAAGCACAACGTCGGGCTTACCGCAAACCGTTATACGAAATGTCAACCCGCCTTTTTATTGTAGGCGGCACAAAGGAGGTATCAATGTTTGGATTCTTCGACATGGCTTTTAATTATGAATCGAGAAAGGTTGCCAATACGGTCATCGGTGGGGCTACTATTGACACTGCTGCGGTAACGGACAGCGCTCGGCCTTATGAAACCGGAATCGCGCATCCCGATTATAATGGGGGTTCTTGGATTATCGTTGAGTTATACGATTCAAAAGAACAGGCCGAGCTTGGACATGCAAAGTGGGTTAAGATTTTTTCACGTAAGCGATTACCGCCCCACCTAATCGATGTAAACGAAAGTGAATTGCAGAATGTAGCTAAAGCTATCGGCTCCGATCTGCATGGAATTTTCAAGCGAAATGTGCCGCAGAAAAGGGGAAGCGTGTTGACACTTCGCACAACAAACGCTAAACGGCGCAAAGCCTCAATTGCGAAGCGCAACTGCGTTTAGCGTCATCCGTTGGCTGCAATAGAGGCAAAGATCAACAATTATAGAAAGTTGGAAAAATGAATTTTATAGCACGTCAAGAAATTTCAGTTGGCAATGCAGATACCGGTAGCGCTTTCGATATGACGGCAATATTTCCAGGATCAACATCTATTGAAAAAATTGTCGAATGGTCCGTATCTCGGTACAAAAGCGCTGCCTATGGCCGGTTAATAATTACTGTAGCGGAAACGCCAACCTCAGAATCATTGGAGTCGCCCGCAACAGACAGCCAACAAATCAATGATAAAATAGCTTTGAAATTAGAATATATCTTGGTTCGATTACAACATAATACCGGGACTGAATGGAAATATGAATGTGTGCAAGCGGCAAATGAATGCTTGGAGCTACTTCATCATTGACCATACGTTGTCCAAAACGTCCCCCGCAGCTCTGCTGCGATACGAATAGAATATGAGCGGCGCAAAATGATATACGGAATATGTAGTAAGTCACCAGAAGAAAGAATATTGAACAGTTTAAGAAGCACAGAATTTAATAAAGCACACCGCAAGCGCCATAATAAAAGTGCATTGAATAGCTACTATAGAAAACGCGCCGCTCAAAAAATTAAGGAATCGCAATGCAGTCAAGAGCTGCGGGGTCGGTCATAAATGACCTTCGTTTTGGACAACGCGTTCCGCACAAGAAGCGAGAGTTGCCGCTGCGAGTACGCATCGGACAACATCCCGCAGCCCGTCCATTCTCCCCTCAGAGCAGGGGAGACGGCGGGCAGTGCGGAACGCGTTGGTATGCCATGCCGCCCAGCTCCATTTAAATAGGTGCGTCGAAAGGAAAATTATGAACTATAGCGGACCTTGGAAATGCACTAAGTGCGGTAAAATATTCGAGTCAAATGTACTTATTGCCGCTGCTCAGGGTCAACCTGGGAAAGAACCTATATATCTATGCTTGGATTGCCATAGTAGCGAACAGCATATAGACGCCGCGCAAGACAGCGGAGGCCGTCCGGCACAGGCAACCAACATCGTTAGCCACGAAATGCCAGATTTTGAGGAAGTTAAAAAGCATGTTTCTTCCAAGTTTCCGCATAGGTTTATAGGCGATAATCATGAGGCGGTAATTAAGTTTACTCACGAATTTATAGCCCGGCACTTTGGGCAGTAACGCGAACCGTTATGGTCAAGCCCCGCCTCGCTCTGTGAGGCGAGTAAATAGGAGGTCAGCAAGTGAATCCTGAACCGTTAATAATGCATTGGGGGGTGAACGTGGAAATAAATGGAGAGCGCGTTCTATCCATCGAAAGCAACTCCCTTTCTGGAATTGAAAATATTGAGGAGTTCGCCGACACCATTCGAACGTGCGCTCTCCACCTATTGGCGTTCATTGGTGAAAGGCCGACCTCTGAAATTATGGAACCAAATGCAATCATGAGCTAGGCGGGTGCGGTCCTTGCAGGCCCTCTTGACCATAACGCGCGGCGTACGAGATTGCCTGTCAGTGGGCATGACCGCGAGGACTCAGCCGGCCCAAAATAGGCGCAGTGGAAAGCCATTATGCCGCGCGTTATGGAGCTGGAGATTTAATATGTGCGTTATAACTGATGAGAATGACATGGTTGTTTCTGTATCATTGATTCCAGGTGTTAAACCAATTTCATCACGATTTAATGTTTATTTCCCTGTTGTGGGTGAGTTACCATGCGAGGGCGATACTTACAAACCAGTGCCATAACTTTTCCGCATTGCAATATATCCTATTATTTATGAAAAGGAAAGCGTATATGCGATTTACAAAAATAAGGTTCAATAAAAAAGAGGGGAAAACCATTCTGGAATTTCAAAAGAAAAACAGAAAGGACGAATGGGACGATTTCGCGTTCTCATGCAGCGAACAGCCTCTCCCGGAATTTATTACAGCGATGCAATCCTTAAATATTTTCCTTCGCGATCTTTGCGAATTGCCACCAAAATACATTGATCGTCTTTCCGTAAAGGGAGTTTCGTTTTCCTATGGTGGAGAGAAAGAGGTAATGGGGGCTTGTCTTATCGGGTCAATGCGGCTAAACTGTTCGTACCAGGAATTGAATTTGGTCTCACCATTTAAAGCAAGCGATTCATATAACGACAATAAAGCGGATCCCAAGTATCTCCTCCCGAGCGGGGCCATCGTTATGCTGAAAGTTCTCTGTGATCATGCGGAAAGATATCTCAATGGCGAACGAGCACAACAGTACCTTTTTAAACAAAATGAACCGGAAGCAGCTCAAAATGATGTTTTCTAAAAAGAAATGGGGAGAGCCGGCGGTCTCCCCAACGATGAAATCGGAGATACCCGAGCAATCTTTGCAGGCATTTGCTGATGAATATCTTCTCTGGAAGGGATACAGGAACATCCGGATCCCCGATCATTTTTTCAGGTGGATAAAAATGAATGCTCCTCAAAGAGTACAAAGGTGGTTTTTTTGGCTCTTTGGAGGATTCCCCGATAATCTTGTTCTTATTCCGTTTGGTGGCTACATGCTGGCGGTACCGCTGGAACTTAAAACACAGGATGCAAAGGGACGCGCAGTCGGCAAGCTCCACGGAAAACAGAAGATAAACGCGCGTAATGAGAATTGGATCATTGCACGGTCGACGGATCAAATACAGGAAGCAATTGCTATTGCCGAGACTTATGCAAAGGCATTAAATCAAAAAATATCCGAATGAAATGGGAGGGGGCAGTCTAAAGTATGGAGCAATTTGGTAAAGACCGAATGGAGCAATTTTCCTCGAAAAAAGTCCCTTTAAATAACTTTTTTTCTGGAAAAAATCTTATTAAAAGGGGATGAAATGCGCGGTAAGAAACCGAAGCCGGCAATCCTGTTGAAGTTTGAAGGCAAGTCGCATTTGTCAAATGGCGATCTGACGGCACGGGCGGCAGCTGAAATAAAAATAGGCGACTCAATCTTCATCGCCCCTGATTATATTCAGCTCGATCCAGTTGCTCTTGTAAAATGGAATCAAATTCTCGGATTTTATAGGGATGCCACTACAAAGGATTTAACGACCTCGGCTGATATTGACATAATAGCTCAATATTGCTCGCTATTTTCAGAGCAAAAATACCTGATCGAACAGAGGATGAAGGCTAAGTCAGCAAAGCAGAAGATAAAATTCACGACTGCTCTTCTGAAAAATAGGGAAATGCTCCTTAAGTATTCCAATCATTTATACCTGAATCCGATTGCCCGATTGCGAAATATCCCCAAAAAAATGAGGGAACCGGAGCCATCTCAGCTTGAAATGGAAGGATTCGGAAACGTTTGAACAATATGACTCTCCGTGAAGAACTCATTGAATATTCACAGGACTGCGAATCCTCGAAAATTGGAATATGTCAGAAACATAAATGGGCGTGCATGCGATTCGTTCATGATATTGAACGATCCGAGTCGAATGATCCATCATTCCCTTATGTTTTTAATCCTAAGAGAATAGAAAAAATCAGGGGAAAAAAAATTGAGATTCGGCCTGCTGAGAAGTTTTTTAATTGGACAAGGTATTTTAAACATCGCAAAGGAATCCTTCATGGCATATCAATCGGTCTTACGCCAATTCAGAAGTTCGTTTTCGGGAATATATATGGCTGGGTTCATCGCGAAACAGGATATCGGCGATTCAATAAAGTCTACTGGCAAATCGGGAGGAAAAACGCGAAATCGCAGGGCGCAGCCCTCATTGCAACCTATGAAACAATGGCATTCCTTTCAAAACGCGGAGAAACCAGCGAGGTATACTGCGCGGCGACGAAAACGGAGCAGGCGCGCATTGTATATGACGAGGCAGTCGCAATTCTTGATGATTGTAAAGATTTAAAGGGCCGATATAAAGTAGCCTACGGGAGGATCCGGCACGTAAAAACAGGCTCCTTCATGCGGCCTCTTTCCGAGGAAGATAAGAAAACAGGTGATGGATTAAACCCGCAATGCGGGATTATTGATGAATATCATGCCCATGAGACGAGCGAGATGCTGGATATTTTGGTCAGCGGCATGGGCGCGCGTCAAGAGCCGCTCCTCCTCATCATCACGACAGCCGGATTTAACCTTAATAGTCCATGTTATCGGGTGGAATATGACCTCGTTTCAAAAATCCTAAATCCGAATATCGACTTTACCCTCGACAATTATTTCGCCATTGTATGTGAACTTGATAAGAATGAAACCGCGGAGGATATGATAATCAACGGCCGAAAGATTAAGCCCGGAGACCTTATCGATGATATCAATGATGAAAATGCCTGGAAGAAGGCGAATCCGATCATATGTAGTTACCCGGAAGGAGTGGAATTTCTCAGAAAAGCGGTGAAGGAGGCCAAGGAAGCGCCTGAAAAACTGTCGAATTTATACACAAAACACTTCAATGTATGGGTAAAAATCGCCCAGTCCAGTTATATGAACATGGAAAAGTGGGCTCTTTGCAAAGGAGATTTTCCTGATTTACACGGTAAAATATGCTTCTGCGGGGGCGATCTGAGCGCCAAATTGGACCTCACGAGCGTCGGATTCGAGTTTTTCTTGAATGATAAATTCCATTTGAGATCGCATTCCTTCATGCCTGAGGAGACTTTTGAGAAAAAAAAGAAGATGGACAAAGTGCCCTATGAATTATGGGTGAAAGGAGGTTGGATCACACTCACCCGAGGGGCGATTGTCGATTACAGGGAGGTTATGGAATACATCATAAACCATTCAAAAGAGAATGGGTGGATGATCCAAGAAATTTGTCTCGACCCCTGGGGAACGGCTCAATTGTCAAGCGATCTCATCGACAAGGGGCAGACTGTTGTGGAGATCATCCAGGGAATAAAGACGCTTTCGGAACCGACGAAGAATTTTAGGGAGATGGTTTATCAGCGGCGGATTGTCCATGACGGCGATCCGGTGCTCACCTGGGCAATTTCTAACGCGGTCGTCGACGTGGTCGACCGTAATCAGAACATAATCCTGAACAAAAAAAAATCAACGCAACGCATCGACCCAATCGCAGCGATCATTAACGCGCATGTTCGATGTATGGTTCAGCCAAAGACGAGTGGAGGTCGTGTTTTCTTTATTTGAAAGGAGGATCATGGAAGCTGATATCGCGAAACATATTCCGACTGCAAGACCTCTTTTCGGATCGACAAGTCATAGAGGCTGCGACGTAAAACAAATAACAGTGAGAACCACAATTAGTGACTCCGAAGTGATTATTATCACTCATCAAAAGGAAGGATGGCGATTGAATGGAAACATCCCGCAGTGCGGCGGGGAAATATTATTGATTTTTGAGAAGTGAGATCAATGATGAGGTCGGGTGGGGAGAGGTATGGTGAGGTGAGGTGGGGTAAGGTTTGGTGCGGTGCGGTAAGGTGGGGTATGGTACTTAAAATTTAAAAAGGAGTAAAGATGTATTCTGTAATCGCGAGAATCAGAGGAAAAGAACCTGGACTTTTAATGCATAAATTTGGAGCTTCCTCAATAATGCAAGCTGAAAATAATATTAAAAAATCCGGAAGGTCAATTCCCTCTGCTGAGGAAGAAGCCGAAGAAGGAGCATATCGACTTGAGAGCGGAGAACTGTGTCAGCCGGCAGAGCATATTTATCAAGCAATGTGCAAAGCAGCTGGTGATTTTTTAATTAAAGGTAAAAATAAAAAGACGTATAGAGGAGTGGTCGCTGGAAATGTTGTCATTTCACCAGAATTCATCGGACATGGAACCGATAAATATGGAATTGATGCGAGGCCTGTAGGGATTCAGAAATCCAGGATTTTAAGGCGGCGACCTTGGTTGAAAAGTTGGCTCCTTGAATTCGAAATAAGCGTCCTGGATGAAGAATTGCTTCCGAGGGAAGTTTTAAATTCAATTTTAGTTACTGCAGGGCAGACGATTGGTATAGGAGATTATAGGCCACGCTTCGGCAGATTCATTGTTGAAGAATTTGCATAAAATATTTTGCTCGGATGGGGTTAGGTAAGGTCGGGTGAGGTGTGGTCTGGTATGGTGAGGTAAGGTGGGGTATTTATATTGTTCATAAACATTGACAGCGCATCCTTTTCGGTGTATATTATGAACAAATAAGCATACCTCGGTACGCGGCTCTTTCAGTAACAAGCTCGATTTGATAGAATTCCATTTTATTGAAATTATGGGATTTTATTAAATCGGGCTTTTTTATTTCCGGGCTCCTTCGGCCTCATGACCCGAAGTAGCAAAAATAGGCTGCCAGTGTGGGCACACTCTCACATTTGGTGGCCTTTTTTGTTGCCCGGTCAAATTGAAAGGTACAGAACGGGTATGAAATAGGTGCAAATGGAACCCAAAAGATCAATCATTCGAGACTTCTTCCGTGAGATATTGATCGTTGCCTCATTGGCATCGATATTTTACGGAGTTTTTTGTATTTATAAACCGGCAGCATTTGTCCTGGTCGGGACGATAATCTTTATAATTGCCGTCCCAGGTAAAGCGAGGCCGTAGTAATGGGATTCTTCGTCGACATGATCGCTGAAAAGCGGTCGGATGGATGGATCGCCAGCCTGAAACGGGAAATCCCATGGCTCGTTGATATGGTCGATGGCGGGGTCACTGCGGCAGGAACGCGTGTGAATCAGGAAAACGCACTCGGCCTCACCGCTGTGTATGCATGCGTTCGATTGATTGCCTGGGTTAAGGCGAGTCTTCCGCTTTTCGTTTATAAGCGACTGGATCCGCAAGGAAAAACGCGTGCAACGAATCTTCCCATTTACAAGCTACTCCACAACAATCCAAACCCCGAGCAAACCTCCTTTGAATGGCGATCCTTCATGTCGACGATGCAGAATCTGTGGGGCGCCGGCATTTCCGAGATTGAATTTGGTCCCGACGGCAACATACTTGCGCTTTGGCCTATCCCGACCTGGTGCGTTGAAAAAATACGGGTCTCCAGATCCCGGCAGGTACTCTATCGTGTCACGATCCAGGGAAAAACTTTTATGCTAAGGCCTGAGCAGACCCTCGTATTCCCAGCACTGAGCACGAGTATGGATTCCTGGCTCTCGCCGATCGCCCAGCATCGTGAAACCATCGGAGCCGCGAAGGCGGTGAAGGAATTTGGCGCCCGGATGATCGGACAAGGCGTAAACCCCACGGGGATCCTGTCAGGGCTGAAATTCCCTGCGGAAACTTCCGAGGAAAGCCTCCGAAAAAAATTCCAGGAGAAATATGAGGGCCTCGGGAAAACCGGCCGGCTCATGCTTTTGGAAGAGGGAACAAAATTCGAGCGCATCGGTCTCCCTCCCCAGGACGCACAATATCTTGAAACCAGGCGATTTGATATCTCCGAGATCGCTCGCATCTATAATGTTCCGCTTCATCTCCTGCAGGAGACCACCGGAAGCACCTCCTGGGGAAGCGGCCTCGAGGAGTTGAACATGGCTTTCGTTGCTTATTGTCTCCGACCATATCTGGTGCAATGGGAGCAAGAAATCAATCGCAGACTCCTCGACAACAGCGATCAATATTTCTCTGAGTTTCTCATTGAAGGATTACTTCGTGGAAAGCAATATGAGAGATTTCAGGCATATGCCATCGCCAGGCAATGGGGATGGATGTGCCCTGATGACATTTGCGAAATCGAAAATCAAAATCCTCTGCCCGACGGTCAGGGAAAAATTTATCTCGTTCCCATGAACATGGTCGACGCCAGAAACGCCGGTAAAATATCGGGCCTGGTTGATCAAATTCCAAAAGAAAAAAATCCCAAAGGAGGGAAATAATATGCCGCTCATTACTCGCGCATTGTTCGAAACCGAAGGGTTGGAAGTGCGGAAGGGCCAGGACGGAAAACAATCCTTGATCGGCTACGCGGTCCGATGGGATAAATTATCAGTTCCCATTTACGGCAGTTTCCGCGAACGGGTGCGCGCTGGGGCATTTACCGAATCGCTCAAGAGCAACAACGTCCGAGCGCTCTGGAACCACAACAGCGATTTTGTGCTCGGGTCGACTGGTGGGAAGACCATGACGCTTCGTGAGGATGACAAAGGGCTCTATTTTGAGATCGATCTTCCCGACACCCAAATCGGCAGGGATGCCGCGATCACAATTCAACGTGGCGACGTTACGGGTATGTCCTTCGGCTTCAATACGCGCAAGCAGGAATGGGACGAAACCGATCCGAAAAACGTCATCCGGACGCTGATTGATGTCGATCTCCGCGAGATAAGCCCGACGCCGTTCCCGGCTTATCAGCAAACAAAGGTCGGGGTGCGAAGTGTTGATGACGATTTTATGGAAATAATGGGGGAGCGAAAGAGGGAAGCTGAAAAAAGACAAGCAGAGGATTTTGATGCCAATAATACAGCGAGGCTAAGAAATCTTAAATTTGTAATTTAATCTACAACCTTTTCGAAAGGAAAACGTTATGGACATTCAAAAACTCAAACGCGAGCGAGCAGCCCTTGTCGCTCAGATGCGTGCCTTTGTTGTATCATTGCAAACCCGCTCCGACAAAAAGGAAACCGATGCGGAAAAGACCCAATATGCGGCATGGGAAACCGAACTCGCAAACCGCTCCGCCGAAATCGAGCGCGAGGAGCGCCTGCAGGCTGCCGAAGCGGCGATGGCGGGGGGCCAGCAGAGGGAATTCGGACCGAACGAAATCAAGAGTTTCGGGGAGTTCCTTCAGGTGGTCCGATTCGATCCCGGCAGCGCCTCATTGCAGACCCGGGAAGTTGGAAAAGGCGAGAAGCGCGACATGACCATGGGAAGCGGGACTTCAGCCGGCTTTCTCGTTCCCGAAACCTTTGATAAAACGATACGCCAGGTCACTCCCCAGACGGCGATTTTCCGTCCCCGGGCCATGGTCATTCCCGCCGGTGATCCTCCGGACGCTGCATACAATATGATTTCTCTCGATCAATCCGGTACCAAGGGGGTATATGGAGGCGTGGTTGTAAAATGGATTGCCGAGGGTGGCGCACGTCAGGACGCCGGCGATCCGAAGATCAAAAACATCAAATTGGAGCCTCAGGAAGTTTCGGCCTACATCGACGTCAGCGATAAATTGCTGCGGAATTCCGCCGCCGCCGGCTCCCTGGTCGAGCAGCTCTTACGCGGCGCGATCATAGGCTCCGAGGAGGATGCTTTCTATACCGGCTCCGGAGTCGGAAAACCGCATGGAATCGTCGGGCATGCCTCCGTGAAACAGGTGACAAGAAACACCGCCGCCCATGTCAAATGGGCGGATATTAAATCCATGTTCGGAGCTTTCATGTTCGGAGGCGCTCCGGTTTGGGTCGCTAATCAGGGCTGCTTGCCGGATCTGATGAGTCTCGAGGACACAAGCGGGCATGCTCTCTGGATGCCGAATGTTCAGATTGGCCCGGGCGGTACTCTCTGCGGGATTCCATTGCTCATCAACGATCTGAACCCGGCGCTCGGCACCGAGGGGGATCTGAGCCTGCTCGACCTGTCATATTATTTCATAAAGGACGGCGCTCCTCTCGCGATTTTCATGGATCCGTATACGCAAAAAGCCAACGGTGTGACGCGCATTTATGCCTTCTGGGGGACGGACGGTCAGCCGATGCTCACAACGCCGATCACCCAGAGGAACGGCTCGACGACGGTATCGCCCTTCGTCATTTTGAAGTAAGGGCTGCGTTTCGGGAAATGAGGAGATCAGAGATTTCAATTGAATATCCCGGGGCCGTGAAATTCGGCCCCATTTAGAATTAAAAAAGGAAGTTTCCATGCAAAAAATATCCGACGACCTCAAAATCGATGTGGGCCTGAAGCCCCAGAGCCTGGCAACCACCAATGCGACCGGGCAGTTTTACAGGATGGACGAGCATCGCAGGGCGCTTTTCTGCCTGAGCATCGCCGCCATGGCCACGGGAAACACTGTCGCAGCCCAGGTCCGGCAGGCTACCGATGGGGCTGGAACGAGCGCCAAGGACATCACCAATGCCCTGGCAACGGTCACGGCAAATACCAAAGTGAAGAAAGCCACTGTCACGCTTGCGACGTTTACCGCCGGCCAGGTGATCGTCATCAATGGCCTGACATTCACCGCGCACGCATCAACCACGACGAAGGCAAATCGCGAATTTTCGATAGCGGGGACCGATACCCAGGACGGTGATGAGCTTGTCTCCTGCATCAATGATGCCACCTATGGCGTCCTCGGCGTCACCGCATCCAATAACGCCGGTGTCGTCACGCTCGTAGCAACCGAACCGGGCGGCACTTACTTGACCGTTGTCGGTGTGGCGACCATCGGCGTCGCCGCCACCGTCGAGGCGGATGCCTTCGTCGAGATCGAGGCCGGCATGCTCGATACTGCCAATAGTTTCGACCATGTCGCGATCAAGGTTACGACGGCCGGCACCGTTATCGTGGGATCGACGCTCATCCGAGATTGCCGTCATACCCCGGATCAATATGTCGGCGCATCCAAAACGGATGTTGCGTAAGTGCAATTTAGCATGATGGGGCGATGGGGCCCCATCATGGGAGGGTCTGCGGCATGCGTTGGACGATCGGCATGGCGTCATACAATAACTTCGATGAGGTGTATTTCACCATTCAATCGCTTCGCCTCCATCATGATCTTACTGATTGTGAAATCGTGATAGTGGATAATTTCGGCTGCGAGGCGCTCCTTGATTTTTGTGAGGAGTTTGGCGCCGGCATTGTGCGCTATGAAAAGTTTACTGAAATACGGGGAACTGCCGCTCCACGAAACAGAATTTTTGAGATTGCCCATGGCGACAATGTAGTGGTTATGGACTCACATACCCTATTGAAGCGGGGATTTTTTGACAATATTCCAAGCGACGATGGACTTTATCACGGTCCATGCCAACTGAATAGTTTTGATGGGTTTTTTATGGGATGGAATCCGGCTTGGCGCCGGAACATGTGGGGTGCCTGGAAGGCCTCGGTCAAGACATTACCGGAAGATAAGGTCGAGATTTGGGGATCGGGCCTCGGCGTTTTCGCATGCCGGAGAGAGGCGTGGTTGGGGTTCAATAAAGATTTTCGTGGCTTTGGAGGGGAAGAGGGTTACATCCACGAAAAGTATCGGAGGGCAGGACGAAAAGTCTGGTGTGATCCGTCAAAGGTTTGGGTGCATTATTTCTGTAATAACGGAAGGAAAATTCCGTTTGAAATCCCCCGCATCGAGCGCGTACGGAATTACCTCATCGGATTCGAGGAGCTTGGCATGGATACAAAAGAAATGGAAGAACATTTCGGACCGAAAATGATAGCGGAAGCGCGCGGCTTGATCGCGAAGGAAAGGGCCACGGAAGCTGCTCCAACAAACGATGCCGACGAAAGGGCGATTATTGAAACCGAAAGAATTGAACCGCAGGAAGTGAGATAATGGACTATTCGCTGAAATTGATCACTCCACCGGCGATAGAGCCGGTGCTGGCGTCCGAGGTCAAGCTGCATGCCCACATCAGTCATTCGGTTGAAGATGCGCTCATCGAAGAATGGATATCTTCGGGAAGAAGTCTTGCGGAGGATTTTCAACGAAGGGCATATATTGGACAGAAATGGGAAGTGGCATTCGATGGATTTCCCGGCACGCCGATCATACTCCCGCGGCCGCCGCTCATCTCGGTCGACTTCATCAAGTGCTATGATAATCTCGGCGCCGAAACCATTCTCTACTACATCGCCGACGATCCGATAACGACGCCCGTTGAACCCGGCGTCGATGGGGCTACGAACTCCGATTTTATCATCGATACGAACGGCCAGCCCGGGCGCATTGATCTTGCCTATGAAAAAACATGGCCATCGATTACCCCGAGGTCTATAAAGGCTCTCGTCATCCGTTTCAGCGCCGGCTATGGGCTGACGGCTGCGAGCGTTCCTCAGACAGTGAAAGATGCGATAATGCTTTACTGCACCTATCGGAATGAAAACAGGGCGGGTGAAACCGAAGAGGCTCCGGAGCAATTTTATAATTTACTTTGGCCGCAAAGGAATTACCAATGACCCGGGGATATCTTTACCTGGCAATGGGCGCGGAGTATGACAAACTCGCCGCGCATACCATTGCGAAATCGATCGAGTTCCTTTCACTGCCTGTTTCGGTTATATCAAACATCAAGACAAAATGCAAAAAGTGGGCAGAGATTCCCGGAGTCAATTTCATCGATATCGATTTGCCCGACGATGCGAATCGAGAGGTACGAACCCAGCTCATAAAATATACCCCTTATGACGAAACGCTTTATATCGACTGCGATTCGGTTGTCGTGAAACATGGCCTCGAAACAATTTTCGACCTCTTAAACGGCAACGACGCCATTTTCCAGGAATGTCATGAGTGGTTACCGCATAGGCAGTATTACAGATTTTATCGGGATGCGGCAAAGCTTTTTCATGTTGAATTGCCATGGAAAATCTTCATGGGTGGATTCTTTGCCTTCCGAAAGAATGACACGGTAAGCGATTTTTTCGCGCGTTGGAACGAATATTGGAGACGCCATAATGTCGGCCGCGACATGCCGGCGCTCTCCTGCTCTATCCGCAACAGCGCTATAAAATATGAAATTATCACAACGGAAAAACATGGGTTCTTTTCCTTCGGCATGAAATCCAACGCCATTATACTCCATAGGGTCAATTTTGACGATCTGCACCGTTATTTCGGGATTCCATTGCATGGGCATAACAAAAAATACGACGAAGGGAAAAAGTGGTTTTGGGAGAGAGTCTATTTCGATGATGAGGAAAACAAACTGGTACATGACCCCTGGATAAGAAAAAAATTCGATCCATGGCAGCGCATGGTCGACAAACAAAAATACGTTGAAAAATTCCTTCCGGAAATGTATACGGGGGGCATTGATGTTCTCGATATTGCAACGGGACCGGGAGAATTCCTTCGCCTTGCCATGAAAATGGAATGCAATGCATTGGGAATTGAGGGCTTCTGCCGTATGTTTGACAGGCCGATAGACCGGCTTTACAATCAATTTTCGCGTTTAAAACTCAGGGAAGACGAGACCCCCGTCGTTCTGTCGGACATGAACGACGTGTTGAGGACCGATCCTCCGGAGCTCGCTGGCAGGAAATTCGATATTATCAATTGTCAGTTCGCCATTAATTTCATTTTTTTGGATTGTTTCAATTTTCATCCCGAACTCGGCGAATACCGCAACAACGGAGAGTGGATTTTCAATGAGGATTTTCAGAGGCATTTCGAGGATTATTTCCGATGGTGCAAGGGGCATCTACATAAAAACGGTATCGTAATGATCGCGGCGCTGCAGGCGTTCAACAAAGAGGAATATTCAAGGCGGATTATCCGCATTGCCGATTCCTTCGGCTTCAAGTGTGTGTTATCGGAAGGAAATCTTAATCATAAATTCGTCATTCAAAACGGATAAATCGCGTCCTTGGCAGGCGCGTAGATTGAAAAACAAAATGGACAGACAGGGAAAAAAGACAGGGGCGACCGAACGGAGGCATTATCTCACGATTCAGTCAAAGACGTCAGTCCCGGATGGCGAAGGGGGCTATACCGAGACATGGATCGACGGCGTCTCCATCTTTGCAGCGGTTTATCCAATCAGAGCGCAACAACAATTCAACTTGAGAAGTGTCAATGTTGATGCCACTCATTTTGTTAAAATCGAGGGAGAAATTGTTGCCGCTGAGAAGGATCGAATAAAATTTATTTCCGGATCGGTAACCAGATACTTTGAAATTCTGACCATCGAAGATATTCAGGAGCGCGGAATCGATAAATGGGTTATGTGCAAGGAGCGGCGATGAGCGGGAGCTGGAGCAAAATAAGAGAGGTCTGCGCAGATCTCGATAAGGCGCAGGAGAGGGAGCTGGATAAGGCCGCCGCATATTTGCGCCAGAAGCTCAAGGATAAGGTGAGCAAAAAGAGAATCTCCCTGCCGGGAGAACCGCCGGGCCGTCAGTCCGGGAACCTGAAGAAAGGCATAAAATTCACGCGCGAACCGGGAAACCGGTTTATCGGTGTCGGGAGTCCCGCGCAGCATGCGCACCTGCTTGAATTTGGAACCGGGCCGAGGCTCGTGAAAAATTATCGCGGGAAAGGAATGTCGAAACTGGTGGGTCCTCAGGCGCCCCGGCCGTTCATCATTCCGACGTTTGAGGAAGAGAGTGACAATATTAAAAAAATTCTATCGGAGCAGTGGCTGTAATGTTTGAATCATCGTTATTGGAGGCATTGCAGGGAGACTCGGCGCTTTCCGCGCTCATTACAACCTTCGGAGGTTTGCCGGCAATCTTTTCGGGGGCAGCTCCGGAGACGGCCGAATTGCCGTATGTCATTTTTAAAATCCATCGCTCAAACCCTGGAGCCGCGGCTGTTCATAAATTCGATGTCATGATTGATGTTTACGGATACGATACAACGGAAAAGACCGTCCATGAAGCTTCGGAGAGAATAGAATTTCTCCTGGATCGAGGCATTCTTCAGCATGCGCGCTACGGATGTATCAGACTTTTTTTCCAATCCGGCGGACCGGTGGATGACGAAGATGATCCACGCTCGATTCACGAAAATCTTCTTTTCGAGGCACGCGCAGGCCGTAAAAAATGGAGTACGGATATAACTACGTTGGGATATTAACAATTTAAGAAAGGAGTTCATATGCCCAGATATCATGGAATAACCGACGATACGTATAAGAGGTTTGTCATTGACGCGGGCGAGGTGCGTCTCGGATATGTCGACGAGGTAACGCGCGGCACGAATCTCGGCGCCACCCGCGGCGGATCAACTTTTGTCGTAGAAACCGAGTACAAAGACATGGTGGTCGATGGAGCGAAGGGACCGGTCAAAGGCGGCCGGAGGATCACGAAAGTAACCGCGAGCATGGATGTCAGCTTCATCGAATTTTCACCCGCACTCATCGCGCGCGCGCTCCCGGGAGCGACCACCGAGACTGTTCAGCAGGCAACGTATGTCGAGATACAGCGCGCCCTGCAGTTGGCACTCACGGACTACGCCGATTCGGTGGCGCTTATCGGGGAGGTATCGGGGAGCCAGAGGGCGTTCATCGGAATCCTGAAAAATGTCATTGTCGACGGCAATTACGAAATCACCGCTCAGGATGGTGATGAGAGCGCTTTGAAAATAAAATTCACGGCGCATTTTGATCCGGATCACATGGATGCGGAGCCGTGGACCATCCGGTTCCCGTCCGATGTCTCATGATCCGGAGTCGTTCACGATGATTTCATGAGCGTATGAATTAAAATCGTTTAACGGTGGGAGGCAATTTTAAATGGACGAATTGAAGATACGGCCGCTCAAACGTAAAGATCGAAAAATCATGACCGGCCTTTTGCGCAAACTCGCCGATAATATCGGCGACAAGGGCATCACGAAAATCATCGTCTCCGATGCTCCCGATGATTCCGCGAAAAATATAAAGGCTGATGATTCCGAAAAGCTGAATGCCTTCGCAAAAGTAGGGGTTGAGCTTCTTAAACAAATGCTCGACTTGCTCGAGGATGACTTAGCCGTTTGGTTTGCTGATCTGGCGGGGATAAAAAAAGAGGATATAGATGAAATGCCGTTTGGTTTCGAAGCGAATATCATCGATCAGATCGTTTCCTCGGAGGAGGTGGGTGATTTTTTTATGCATGCCTTGCGTGCGTCCAGCAGGATCAAGGAGTACGGAAGGCAAGCGAAGATACTGAAAACGGAGTCCGCTTCCGCCTCGAGCTGACCGTAGAGGAATTCGACGAATGCAATTATTCGGATATCAGCTTTACGGCGCGGATGATCGGAAAGGAGCGGGAGCGGAGATTAAAGGAGACGATGATATCCGCGGCCTTCACTGCTTGGCTGCAGGGCGCCGGACCTGAAAAGACTTTTCCGCAGTTTTTGAGGCATTATGGATTGGCCGAGGCAGAGCCGATTATGAGCAAGGATGAGAAACGGTTGGCCGTGCGAAAAGCGAAGCAAACAGCCGAACGGATTATAAAGATGGATAGGAAACATTCATCCACAAGGGAGAGTAAATAAATGGCCTGGCAAACTCCTAAAACCGATTGGGCCGCCGATGACGGCATCACGTCCGATGATTTAAATCGAATCGAAGGGAATGTCGCCGATTTCCGATTCAGCGGCGGAGCCAATGGACGGCTCGGGGTAGCGACTTTTGATAACGCTGCGAGCGTCACCGTGAACAATACCTCAGTCACCGCAAACACGCTCATATTGATAACATGCAATTCATTAACATTTTACGCGGGAACGCCCATATTTTATATATCGGCGAAAACACCCGGCGTTTCTTTTGTAATAAATGTTTCGGGAGGGTCGTCCATTTACGGCACGGTGGCCTATTTACTCTTGGAACCGCAATAGTGGAACGAAAAAATGAGTAGGGAAATTTTCAAACTTCATGGCGTTGTAAGTGCCGGCGGCCTCGAGGGAGTCAAGGGCGCGCTCATGGAGCTTGATGGCAAGCTCAAGAAGGTCGACAAGGCCTTCGCCCAATTCGGCCGCCAGGCGACGAAGCTTGGTACCACGTTCACAAAGTATTTCACGGCTCCCCTGGTTGCCGTCGGCGCGGCGGTAGCGATGGCCGAGAATAAGACGATTCAATATGCCGAGCAGCTGGTGAAACTCAATGATATTACCGGGCTCTCCACCGACACCTTGCAGGAATTCAAACACGTTGCGGCCATGACCAACGTCGAGTTCGACGCCATTTCGGGCGCGGTTGAGAAGTTCGCCCGGCAGCTCCCGGAAATAGCCAAGAAAAGCGGCCCGGCATATGGGGCACTGAAGCAACTCGGCGTGAATGTTTTCGACTCAGCGGGCAGGGTACGCGATATCAATGAACTTTTACCGGAGATGATAAAGCAGATCCAGCAAGTCCCGGATCCAATGGCCCGCCTGGCGATCGCTCAACAGGTTTTTGGACGAGGCGCCGGCGAGCTCGGGCCGATTCTGAAAATGACCGGCGCGCAGCTGGAGACGATGCGGAGGGAGGCTCATGATATGGGTGTCGTCATGAGCGGCGAATCCCTGAAGGCGGCCGAGGCCTTCGGCGACCAGGTCGATAAGCTCAAAGAGCAGACCAATGCCATGGTGATGAAGCTTGCATCGGATTTCCTCCCTGTTTTGCGCGATGAGGTTCTTCCGCTCATTCAAACGAAAGTGATCCCGGCGATGAGGGAGTTTGCTGAAAAAATCAGGGGATTGATTCAGTGGTTTGCAGGCCTCGACGGATCGATAAAGGCGGTTATCGGAATTACCGCGGCAATAGGTCCATTACTCCTGGTTATGGGAAAAACCGTGGCAATCACCAGGGAACTTACCGCCGCATTTAGATTGCTGCGGATCGCCTTCTTCACAAATCCATTTGGCATAGCCATTCTCGGCGCCGGCGCTTTAATTTTGGCAATGGAGAGGTTGAATCATTTGATGAATGATGCCGGCCTGGAAAACGCTGAAAATGGGTACAGAAACAAAGTGTCGAATCTCCTTGCTAAGGATGTGAAGCAACTGGAACGGCTCAGGGAAATACAGAAGCAAGGATCCTGGTCTTATATAGATCCGGAAGAGCTGAAGCGACTTGGGGTCGCGGACGGCCGGCTCGAAAACATCGGGAAGCGGATCCAAAATCTCGAAAAATTGACAGCAATGACAAAAAAGAACCTGTTGGGAATTCCGGTCACTGAAACGCCCTCTATTCCGGAAACTCCCGCGGCGAGCAACTACAATTTTGATGCGGGCGACAAAGATAAAGGTCTGAGAATCGAAGAGGAATACCAGGACAAACTCGGTGAAATCCAACGCGAAGCCGACGAATGGATTGACGAGAACAACGAAGCGCGAAAGGAAAAAGCGAGGGGGCTTGAAGAGGAAATCGCAGGATTCATGATTGACTCACGCAACATGGCGGCTCAGAAGCAAAAGGAGGCCAACGAACGAATAAAAATGGAGGATGAACAATTAGCCACAAGCCTTTTAACCACATTTAGTACCATGGGGCAATTGGTTGTGGAAGGCCTCGATGATGGAATTGCCGGGATGAAGAAATCGTTTAAAGGCATACTTACTCTGTGGCTTGACTTTATTGAAAAAATGGTTGTCGGTTCCATAATTGCCAATGCCGCGAAAAAATTCAGCGGATTCCCCGGCGGCTTGATTGGCCTTGCCCAGGCCGCATTGGAAGCCACCGCCTTGACGGCATTGTTTGAAATCGCCAAAAAAGGTATTGAATCTTTCGGCTCCGGAGCTTACGTCCAGGGCGGCCGGGGCGGAGTACTCGCGGAAATCGGCGAGCGAAGCGATTCCGAAGTGGTATTACCGATGAAAGCCGGCGCGCAGGCGCTCGCCGACAGCATTATTACCCGTCTCGGATCAATCGCGCCGGCGTTGCGGGTTCCAGCTTTCGCAGGGGCGCCTGCGGGGCGGCCGGTTGAACATCACTGGCATATAGGAGTTCTTGTCGCCGATGACCGAGGAATAAAAGAACTCGAGCGACGGCAGAGTCAATACAGGATTTTGGAAGCGCAGCGGAGAGGGGCGGACTGATGGCAAGAAAAGGGGAAATTTACATTAAGACCGTCAATGATCTGGAGCCCCGGCTTATGTCCGCATTCGGACGGAAGGTCACCATTACCGATACCGAAATATCGAAATCCGAGCGGACCGCGTCGGGAAAATTGTGCAAGGACATCATCGCGACTCCGCGGAAAATCGTCTTCAATTTCGAAATGATCGATGGCGATGAACTCGATTATTATATCGAAAGTCTTTACGAAACATACGATGAACTGCTTTTAATTTTTTACACCACGGATCAGCTCTACGATGAATATACATGCCTCATGGAGCCCATTTCACGGGAGCGCATTCTTTTGCTCGGAAACGGCCTTTGGGGCAATGTGAGCGTTGAATTCAACGAGGTGAGCCGGACGGTATGATTACAACGAGCGCGGAATTTACTACTGCAATCAAAGGGAACATTCGCCGCATCCGCGCGAAGGTGCAAATTTTATGGACCAATTACGCGACGATCGATTCCAGCATCACCGTAACTTCCAATGATGACAACCGGGGGAATCCCCTGAACGATATCCAGGCGGCGGATGGAAAGACTAACGCTTCGTACAAATGGGCGCATCTCGATGGAACCCTGGTAGCAGACGGAACATTTCACCCAATGCCGAACGACAGCCAGGCAGCCACCGCCCAGATGGGGTGGTACGGCGCCACCCGCTGCAACGGCTCGGCGCAATGGAGCGCGCCGTATCCCACGCTGACGGTTAATTCGGTGAGTGAGATACCGGTGAAGCTTCTGCGGGTATGCGGGGATCAGATTTATAATGAATACCCCGTCGATTTCGAGATAAAAATTTACAATGGCGCAACGCTGCTTCATACGGAAACAATCGTCGGGAATACTCTCCTCGAATGGTCAAAATCACTCGAGGACCAGGCCATAACCGGAGCGACGAAGATTGAGCTCGCAATTAAAAAGTGGAGTGCTGCGAACCGGGTGGCGAAAATTCTCGAATTTTACAGCATTTTCCAGGAGGAATACACCGGAGACGACATCGTTTCAATGCACCATCTCGAGGAGCGCGAAATTTCGGACGGGACACTGCCTGTCGGCAATATCAGCGCGAACGAACTGGATATCGAGCTCCAAAATATCCGGTCTGTACAAAGCGGGGTAGTTATCCGCGACCCCTATGCCTATGAAAATTCCGATTCATTTTACAGCAACGTCCTGAAGCTGAATCGGAAAATCAACGCATGGATCGGCGTGAAGCTTCCGGCGGGTAGCATTGAATATGTAAAGCTCGGTTCTTTCTGGTCTGGCGATTGGAAGGCATCGGAAAAGGGGGGGACCGTTTCCACCTCGGCGCGCGACCGCATGGAGCTCTTGCGCAAGGCCCAATATTCGGAATGCCCTATTTGTACAAATATAACCGCCTTCGATCTTTTGGAAATCATTCTGAACCATGCAAAGACGAGTGTATCATGGTTATCGGATATGACCTGGAGCATCGATCCAGAATTGGACGGCAGCGCCTTTGTGATTCCACTCGCCTATTTCCCGCGGCAAAGTTATTTCGAATGCATCCGGCAGATCGCCGAGGCCTGCATGGCGCAGGCATATATGAGCAGAGAGGATGTCCTCACCATAACCGGCCCGTCATTCGCAGGCACGGCAACGGGCTATGCGATAACCAAGGATGACTATTTCGATAAATCACAACCTTCAAAGAGCGAGGAACTCAAAAATTTAATACGTATTCCGATTACGGCATTAATTGCCAGGACGGATATATCGGAACAATTTCGCAGTCCCGCGGCTGTCAATCTGGGTATCGGCGAAGAAATGACACTATCCGTAGAGTACAGCAATTTTCCGGTTTCCTCAGCGGCAGCGACTCTCGAAAACGCCTCTTCGGGAATCTCGATCGATGCGGAGAAATCCGAATACTACGCTTGTACCTGTTCCATCGTGGTCAAAAACAATGGCGCTATAGCGGGAAGTTTTACGCTGGTCGTCACCGGCATTTGCTATGATAAAAAAAGCGATCAATTTTTCGACGCGAATGATGCGGCGTCACAAACCGAATTCGGCGTCCTGAAATATGAATATCCTGCGAACCATCTTTTACAAAATGAGGTTATGGCGGAAGCCATAGCAGCGCAGCTCTTGAGCGTTTACAAAATCTGGCGCAAGGATGTTCTATTGGAATGGCGCGGGAACCCCGCTCTTGAACTCGGCGATCTTGTTGAGGTCCCGGAATACCAGCGCTTTACCGTTGATAAAAGAGCAAATTTTTTAGTCTATAAAAACAAGCTCACTTATGACGGCGCGTTAAGGGTGACGACCGACGGAAGAAAAATTTCCGATGCATAGAAGGCGGAAGGTGTGAATCGTGCTTTGAGAATTTGTCGTAAATCCGGATGCACGGAACTCGTCAAGGAAGGTTATTGCAATAAGCATCAGCATCTCACGCGGGAGAGGCAGAGGGATTCTTGGAGTGAACTTGACAAGAGAAAAACCGATGAGGCGAGGCGATTTTATTCAGGGCCGCGTTGGACAAGATGCTCCGTGAGGCATCGCGCGCGCGAGCCGCTTTGTCAAAGGTGTAAGGCGGATGGAATTATCAAGGTGGCAGAAATCGTGCATCATAATCCGAGTCGCGAGACGCTCATTGACCAGGACAAGAACCCATATGATGATCAATATTTGGAATCACTGTGTTTCAATTGTCATCAGGAAGAATTGAGAAAGAGAAAATACCGGTGAGTCTTACGGCAAAAAACGTCGTCGACCTGATAAAGCAATACCGCGCTGCAGAGGGGATAAGCGGCACAAGCGGCGGTAATGTTCTCGGCACTGGCACGCCTGGATATATTCCCATTTGGGAATCAGGCACCACTCTGAGCAACTCCCGAATCATCGATGACGGTACAAATGTCTCGATCGACACCGGGTATATAGGTATTGGCACCGCGAGTCCGGTGCGCAAAATCGAAATGTACGACTCCGACAATAATACCACTCTTTTTTCGAACGCATCGAATGGGATCCGTTTAAATAATCCATTGGACGATGTTTTCAATCACGAATCGGAAATTCTTTTCGCGGTGAAGGGTAATAACTTCGCAGGCATCGCCGGGATCTATAACACGTTCACCGATCAGGCGGGCGGCGCGCTCGTATTCGGCACACGGTCTGGAAACTCGGCCGACGGGACAGGAATAAACGAACGCATGCGCATCGCCGCGAATGGGATCATCACCGTTGGTACGCCCAATTTTACTATTTCCGGGCCGTCGAATGCATCCGCTGTTCTGACGGTCGGCTCGGGCTCAGGCTCAGCAACCGACAAGGTTTTTCGCGTCCTGGGGGATTTGTCACCGAGCGAAGTCGAAAGGTTCACGGTTTTACGTAACGGCAATGTAGGTATTGGGGTTGTTGCGCCCTCCTATATGCTCGATGTCAATGGAGATGTGAACATCGTGGCGGGATCGCACTATAAAATCGGAGGTACGAACCTGTCGTATGGTGATATAGGAGCGGAGGCGGCAGGAGCGGCGGCCACAGCAGTCAGCGGTACCGCATCATATTACGCACTGTTCTCTGCGGCTCATGCTATTGGGGATGGATACGTAAGAGATGTAGGCGGACTCGTTGGAATAGGAACCGTGAGCGATGCGGCAAAAATCCTGTGGCCCCTCACTGTAAGAAAGTCCGCGGCGGAGGCATCGATTTGCATTACGGGTCCCGATGGGTATCAGCAGGCGCTCTGGCTTTTTAACGAGACGAGTATTCGCTGGGGAATTTATCGCCCTGCGTCGACAACGGACCTACGCATAGGCGTGGCGAGTGACACGGACAAAATGACATTTAAATCGGATGGCAAAGTCGGCATCGGCACCGCGAGCCCAGCGCGTAAAATTGAAATGTACGACTCGGATGCAAATACCACCTTGTTCAGCAATACAATGAATGGGATCCGGCTCAATAATCCTTTATCGGATGTTTTTAACCACGAGAGCGAAATCCTATTTGGTATGCAAAGCGCAAACTTCGCCGGCATCGCTGGCATTTACAATACGTACACCGATCAAGTAGGCGGCGCGCTCGTGTTCGGCACTCGGTCCGGCAATTCGGCCGATGGAACCGGAATAACCGAACGGATGCGCATCGCGGCCAACGGAATCATCACCGTCGGCACACCCAATTTTACGATTTCGGGGGCATCAAGTTCATCCGCGGTTCTGACGGTCGGCTCGGGCTCAGGCTCAGCCACCGACAAGGTTATTCGCGTCCTGGGCGACCTTTCCCCGAGCGAAGTCGAACGATTCACGATTTTGAGGAACGGGAAAGTAGGCATTGGGATTACAAGCCCTTCGACTATATTGACGATTCAAGGGGACGGCACCGAGGCGGGCGGCGAACTGCTGTTAATCAATGGTGTCGGCGGGTGTCAGGTGGCACTATGTCCCGCGACGGCAGTTAATGCCTTTGTCGGGACGAAAACGAATAACCATTTTTACGTTCGCACAAACAATCTTGATAGGATAATGATTACCGACGCCGGCAACGTGGGCATAGGAATTGTGCCGTTATACATTTTTCACGTTGCCGGACCCGAAATGCGCCTCACTTCGAATGCTGCCTACGGAATTATCCGCGCCTCTAACACCGACTCCGACTATTACAGCGCGCTATCGGCGCTTAACGATTCAGACCAACAGATTAATATTACAATGTTTGGTTCTACTGCGGTTGGCACCACCTGCGGAATCAATAACGCGAAACTGGGAACGTTGGCATGTGACGGCGACGCTTTGGTCGTGAACATTGTTAACGCTTATCCAATTTATTTGGGCACAAACGACGTTGCCAGAATGACGATACTCGGCGATGGCAAAATAGGCATTGGAACAATGATCCCCGGATACGAGTTCGAGGTTGTGGGAGATGTCAAGATTTCCGCAAAATTCGGATGCAATGGAGCAGATCCTCAAGCGGCGTATGCTATTGGGAATGCATGTACGGATTTGGCAACAGTAATCTCTTTGGCAAACTTAATGCGCACTCTATTACTTAACAACGGTACAGGAAAGGTGTCATAGATGCCATATACATTGAAAGCGAATGTGGTTTGGGTCGAAGGAACTTCTCTTGAATCCAAGCCAAGCTACGAGGAAGGGGCCAGAGACGGCCACTTCCTTAACGAATACGATACTGGAAAGCAGTATCTCAGAAGGTACGGAGTGTGGGAGGATGCAGATATTGGCTTGTTACTTGTCAAAACAACAAAAAACGGCCCAGCAACGAGTGACGCAAACGGACTTGCAACAATATCTTTTTCGCTACCACTTGCCAACACAAATTATTCAATCACATTTGGATTACAAGATGAGGGAAGTCCAGGCAATTTGGGTATCCCGCATTTTTACGATAAAGCCGTTGATGGTTTTAAGGTAATCACGAGGGCAACTGCGGGAGGCGCGCCGAAAGCGAACGTAACTTTTGATTGGTTCGTAACCTTGCACTTTAATCCTTAGTCTTAAGAGGAGCGACGAATGGAAAAGAAAATTACGTTGAGGCAGATGGGTACGCTCTATATGGCAATAAGTAAGATGGGCGACGCGGGCGTGAGCGTGAAGGGAATGGGAATGATCGATCTGGCAATAAACAAGGCGAAGATCGAGCCAGCGATCCTGGAGTATGAAAAAATGAGGCGCCTCCCGGAAAGGATTCAGCAATACAACCGGAGGTTGGCAGCCTGTAAGACGCCGGAGGAAAGGATTAAATTGTTCGAGGTGTTTTCCTCGGATATCGAGGCATACGACAAAAGAGAAATCGAACTCACCGATCTTAATGACGGGGAGCGCGTCGTGGATTTACTGATAATAAAGAGGAACCAGCTCGTCATCGACGAGAAAAACGGCAAGGCGGCAGAGGTGTTGTTTGGCCTCCTTCCGGTGATCGAAATGGAGAAATGATTCCGATGCCTGCAGATTTCATTCAGATAACAATACCAGCCGGCATCGTTGGCGGTGCGATCACGCTCGTCATACGGGAATTCGGGGGCAAGATTTTTGCCGGGCACCATGGAAATGGCGATATGAAAGGCAAATTATCAAGAGAAGAGCATGCGCTTCTTTGCAATAAGGCGTATCAAAGGGTCGAAATAAAAATTGATAAAATGCAGTTGAGGATTGACCGGATTTTTGAATTGCTGGCCGATAAATAAGAAAGGAATGATCTATGAGATTTTCCTATGGGCCCAATGCAAAACAGATCATGCCGTGGGCGGAGGCAATCATTGAGGAAATACTCATTCGTGCCGGTATTGCCGGTGCGATCGTAACCAGCACGAAGCGGACGCCGGCGGATCAGGCAAGGATAATGTATGCGAATCTCAATGGTCCAGGCCTGGATAGACGTAGATACATCGAGCGGCAATTGCGCCTCTATGGCGACAACGGCGACTTGGTGATCAGGGTATTCGAGCAACAACTTGCCATTGGTGCGACAGCTGCCGATACGATGCATGCGATGGAGCAAAAGATAATCC